AATATGTTTGATAGTTGCCGTTCGTTGCAAACGGTACCACTATTCAATACCGCCTCAGTGACAAACATGACCAGTATGTTTGGTAATTGCTATTCGTTGCAGTCGGTTCCGCTATTTAACACTGCATCAGTGACAAACATGAGCAATATGTTTAGTGGTTGTGTTTCGTTGCAAACGGTACCACTATTCAATACCGCCTCAGCGACAAACATGAGCAGTATGTTTAGTGGTTGTGTTTCGTTGCAAACGGTACCACTGTTCAATACCGCATCGGTGACAAGCATGAGCAGTATGTTTAATAATTGCTATTCGTTGGAATCTGTACCATTGTTCAATACCGCATCAGTGACAAGCATGAGCAGTATGTTTTTGGACTGCAATTCGTTGCAAACGGTACCACTGTTCAACACTGCATCGGTGACAAGCATGAGCAGTATGTTTAATAATTGCTATTCGTTGCAATCTGTACCATTGTTCAATACCGCATCAGTGACAATCATGCAAAGTATGTTTAGTACTTGCTATTTGTTGCAAACGGTACCACTATTTAACACTGCCTCGGTGACATGGGTGAGTAGTATGTTTAATGGTTGTTCTTCGTTGCAAAACATTCCCGAATTAAATTTGACAAAAGTTTCTACTTCCTCAAACAATGCCATGGGGTTTGGTAACGCAACAGCGACAAGCGCAACATCAAACTTGGGTCAAGCGAAACTCACTGGCAACCGTTGGACTCAAACATTTCAGAACTGCAAAATGGGTGCAGCGCAACTAAACGAAATGTATACAGCACTTGCGGTACTGAACCCCAATGTCACCAATGTGACAGCAGCAGCAGGCGTTGTCACTTACACCGTTGATGACATTAGGGCGTTCGTAGCAGCCCGCACCGTGACCATTACAGGTGTAAACCCAGTTGCCTACAATTTGACGAGTGTGACCGTAGGAACTGTCACCGCAGGTGCTGGAACTACAGGAACATTCACCGTCACCAACGCCGCTACTGGAGCATATGTTTCTGGTGGTGTCGCATCAATAACAGACAACCGAACAATCACGGTTACTAGTAACCCAGGAGTTTCTGGAGACGACACAACAATCGCCACGAACAAGGGATGGACGGTAACTGGATGAGCGACAACACTTCAGGTTTTTATAAATTTGAAAGCGAAACACTTCACCACGGTCCAAACTATGTCCTTGCGCCCGAATACGAACTGCTCAAGGAAACCAAAGACGACCAAACTTACCCAATAGACGGATGGTATTGGTTTGATTCCATTGAAGAAGCCAGAGAGTTCTATAATATTGCTGCGCCCATAATTGAAGAATCAGAAACGTCTGACCTATTTTAAATGCCCGAGCAAAACTTGACAACTGATTATATATAAGCTAATATTTTTATATGTCTGCAGAAGAGCAACAAATAAAAATAAACCCTCGGTAAGACTTCTCATGATGAAGAAATAGTTTCACATTTAGTGATTAACGGATTTACAATTAATCCAGTAAAAGATAAAAAAGTATTTGAAATCTTTATTAATTCTTTATGTGAAATTTATGATCAAAAACATTTTTGCGATCACCAACCTCATCTTAAAATTATACATAAACACTATTTAGGAAAACAAATAGGAAAACCTTCGATCTCATATATATCAAATGAATCGTTTAAAGGTTTAATTCGGATTTGCAGTACTAGACAATGGTTATTTTGTCATAAAAATTTGGGACGATATTTATCCAGCTGAAATTCAATTTGATTTATACCTAGATGAAAAAATGGAAGATTGTTCAATAATAATTGATCATCTATCGTGTCCCGCAAAACCATTTGATGGGATGGGTATGTTTAATCACACTTACTCACTAACTCATTCTGTAAAAAATAAAACGTTTATTTCTAAACGTGATAATAAAATACCAATGTATTTTGTTAATGAAGCATATAACGAAATAGAATTTAATAGACAAGGTGAAAATTATTCTATAATTTTAAATCAACTAAAAGAGATTGAGTGTCATTTTTGCACTTTAGAAGCTAGTAATTTAATTTTTATTCATTATCCAAGAAAAATTGTAGCAGTATGCAATGATCATATAAATAAAGGTTCAAAAAAAGAATTTAATTTTAAATCTGAAGAAGGTATCGATCTAAGGCGCGTAATAAGTTCTAAAATTAAAAAAATAACGCATGTAGTAGATGGTGAGATTGTTACGCAAAATATATTTGCAACAGATCTTGACCTAGACTAAAAAATACTCTATAATAGACTATATGCCTGTAGAAGAACAACCAATAAACATAACAATCCCTAAAGAAAAGCTTCAAGAGTGGAATGTATTTTTTGCTCTCCCATGTTATGATTCACACGTAACAGAACCTTTTATGATGAGCTTTTTGCAAGCTTGTCTTTATTTTAAAGAAATAGGTTTAAAGTATTCAGTCTGCACAATATCTGATTCTTTAATCAACCGCGCAAGAAACAACTTGGTTGCCAAGTTCATGGGTAGTCCAGACTTTACCCACATGGTATTTATAGATGTCGATCTTCAATTTGACAAAGAAGCTATATTAAAGTTATTGTGGCACGATAAGGATGTCATGACTGCGTCTTATCCAATCAAGGAAATTAATTGGGATAAAGTAAAAGAAGGTGCACAAGCCGACTTGCCGGCCCAAGATCTTATGGAATACGCTACAAGATATGTAGTCCATATGACCAAGCCAGGAGAAACTCAATTAAATATTGATAATGGCGCAATCGAATGCTATGAAGCAGGAACTGGCTTTATGCTTATCAAGCGTCAAGTATTTGACAAAATGTTTAAAAAGTACAAAAAGTTAAAATACAAAGATGATACAGGAGCTTTGCACGGCGAAGAAACAGAAAACGCCTACGCTTTGTTTAATTCTTATGTAGATGATGATGGAAGATTCTTGTCTGAGGATTATGGTTTTTGTAGATATTGGCAAAAGATGGGGGGAAAGATTTGGGTTGACCCAACTATTAACTTGACCCATTTTGGACGCATTAAATATACTGGTAAAATGTTAGAATTTTTAAAGAGAATAACACAATAAATATGGATGAAGACAGTAAATGTTTTATTAAAATAAATAATTCAATTGTAATTTATCGTAATGGTATAGAAAATCCAAAAAAAGTTCTTAACCAAATAAATACTTTATCAGAATTAAATACAGAATACGCATGGAGAGACAGCTTAATTTATCATGGGGATAAAACTAAAGAAAAAGTAAATTCTTTTAGAAGTAGTAAACAAATAGATTTTTTTAGATCAAATGAGTCTAATGAAGTAAATTATTTATCTAGCTCAATCTTTAATGTTATAGATCGTTCATTTTCTGCTGCTCTTAGAGACTACACGCAGAGAATCGGCATTGCCATAAAGGCATATGAGCAAGATCGATACAGCACATTAAAATACGAATTAGGAGATTTTTTTTCTGTTCACTTAGATACTTCTCCAATTTTATCTCGTGTTATATCTGGTTTGGTGTATTTAAATGATGATTATGATGGTGGGATTCTAGAATTCCCAAAAATTGGGCTAGAATTAAAGCCAAAAGAAGGAGATATAATCTTCTTTCCATCCCAGGTGCCTTTCTTTCATCAAAGTACTCCAATTACAAAAGGTATAAAATATGCGGCAGTTGCTTGGTGGAATTAATTTTACATATATTTGATTAAGGCTATTACTATTAGTTTAGTTTTTATTATAAACAAAATAGGAGTAATATGGCCCGCCTAAGGATTGAAACCGCACCAGAAATTACAGTATATGATGAATCTTTTGTCATCAAAGCAGCTACTGGAGCAAGCGCTCCATTAGCAGAATTTAAAAACTCGTCTGGCACAGTTGTTGGCAATATAGCGGTAGATGGTACGTTAAACGTTACTTCTGTTGTTACTTCAAACGCAGGAACAAGTTCGACATCCTTGGCCACAAGAGGCTATGTTGATACGGTAGCCGCTGGTTTGAATTGGCATGATGCAGTAGCCTATGCTACAGCAGCAGCTCTTCCTACTTGCACTTATGCAAACGGAACTGCTGGAGTAGGAGCAACTCTCACTGGTGATGCCAATGGGAGACTAACTGTTGATGGAACTTCTCAAACTACTGGCAAAAGCATCTTGGTAAAAAACCAAGCAACTGCAACACAAAACGGAATATACATAATTACAGCACAAGGCGATGCATCTAACCCATTTGTGTTAACTCGTCGTGCGGATTCCAATAATAGTGTTGCTGGTCAAGTTTCTGCTGGCGATTCAGTATACGTAGTAGCTGGGAGTAGCAATGGTGGTCAAGCATTTATCTTAACTACCACTGGAACTGGTACAAACGATGCAATTGTTTTAGGAACAGATAATCTTAGCTTTTCTCAATTTACCGGTACCGCAGCATTTGTAGTGGGTGACGGCATGGTCAAGACTGGCAATTCTATAGATGTTGTTTCTGCAAATGGAACAAGAATAGTTGTTAATGCGGATAGTATTGATCTTGCTACAGTAGCTCAATCAAATACTTCAGGCGCAAATACAACCAGTTTTGTTAGCAATTTTACTGTAGACGATTATGGTAGAATTTCTGGCAAAGAGACATCTAGCGTATCATTCACTGGTTACGCAACATTAGCTAGCCCAGGTTTAACTGGAGTCCCTACTGCACCGACCGCAGCAAACGCTACTAGCAACACTCAGTTGGCAACTACCGCATTCGTGCAAAACGCTGCAACAATAGCTGTTTCTGATGCTGGCAACAACGCAGTTCTAAAATCGCTAATCGATGCTAAAGGTGATCTTGTTGTCGGAACAGCTGACAATACAGTTAATCGCTTAGCTGTTGGAACAGATGGAAACTTTTTAAGAGCAAACTCGTCGGCTACATCAGGTCTTGAATGGGGTTCAATCCCAACTATCAATGACATTGATGACGTTGGCGGAGTGACAATTACTTCAGTTGCAAGTGGTCAGTTTCTTAAGTATAACGGTTCAGCTTGGGTTAACGCTAGCCTCACTGAGACGTTAGGGATAACAGATCTTTCTGATGTTACAATTACCACAGCAGCAACAAATCAACTTCTATCATATAACGGTTCTGCTTGGGTTAATACTTCTAATCCAACAGTAGCTGGAAACTTAACCGTTTCTGGTAACTTAACAGTTTCAGGAACTACCACAAGTATCAACACAGAGACTTTAACAATCGATGACAACATTATTGTATTAAATAATAATGAAGCAGGCACTCCATCGGTTAATGCTGGGATCGAAGTAGAACGCGGAACTTCAACAAACGTAGTACTTCGTTGGAATGAAACAACAGACTGTTGGGAATTCACAAATGACGGCACTAACTACCAGAGAATTATTACTGACACAGTCACTAACGCTCAGGCAGCTAGCTATACACTAGTATTAGCAGACAGCGGAAAGATGATCGAAATGGGGAATGCTTCAGCCAATACGCTGACATTGCCACCTAACTCTTCAGTAGCTTTTCCGGTAGGGACTACTCTCACAGTCCTTCAAACATTAGCTGGCCAGTGCACACTTACGGCAGGAGCAGGAGTAACACTAAACGGTACTCCTGGTCTTAAGTTGCGTGCACAGTGGTCATCTGCTACACTTATTAAACGCGCAACTGATACATGGGTTGCTTTAGGAGATTTGGTAGCATAATATGGCTGAAAATACTGGTAAAAAGCAAAATAGAAAAAACGCTAAGCCTGCAATAGCCCAAGGCACTACTAGGGCAGCAGCAAATGCTGCGATCATTGCGGCAGGCCATGTTGTGGGCACCGTTGTAACTACTTCTACTCAAGACATCAATCTTAATGACAAAGTTGTTACAGCCTTAACAGATACTTCGGTAGTATTACTTGGCACAGCTATAAATTATGATTATGGAGTTTTTTCTCCACCAAGTTTTTTTGGTCCACCAAGTTTCTTTTCCCCACCAGGCTTCTTTGCCCCGCCAGATTTCTTTTCCCCGCCAGATTTCTTTTCCCCACCAGGTTTCTTTGCCCCGCCAGGTTTTCCTATCTCCTTCTGCAATAAGGGTACCTGCGGCTGCTGCCTCCCTTGCTGATATAGCATAAAAACAGTAGTTATATAAATTAAATTATTTTTTATAATTACTAGTTATTAACTATTGGACCGTATAAAACGAAGGAGTAACCCATCTACGTCCAGAAAGAACTGGGGTAACTCCATGTAAATAATTTATATCTCCCGGATGCAGAACGGCTAAACCAGCTTTAGGAATTATTTTTTTAACGTGTTGTGGGTAATATAGTTCACCGCCCTCAAAATCTTCATTGTAATAAAATAATGAGTTTAAATCATAATCGGGGAATGCATTTGGTCTTCCATCTTGCAACTGTTTGTCTGCGTGAGGCAATTGCATATCACTTGGTCTCCAGCAAACAACTACTGGAGGTCTTTTTTTTAGTTTGCAGTTAAATATTTCTTCTGCGATATGTTGCATTTTTATAATATAAGAATCTATTAAATTATAGATATCAGGACTTAAAGATTTTATTATTTCCCCACTACACATTCGGTCGTGCCAAAGCTCAGCACTGTATCTACTCGAACCATCTGCATAACTCACGCTTTTGCTATTATTATCCCAAATTTTTATATTTGCTACAAAATCATTTATGCTTTTTAAGTCGTCTTTTTCAATAAAATTTTGAAAAGTATATATATTTTCTGGACCCTTTCCAAAATGGTCTGGTAATATATTAAATTCTGGAGCATTTGTCATCAGTGCTTCTCCTGTGATATAATAATTCGATTAGATCATTATATATCAAAAGGGCTGGTAAATCAAGTTATGGATATTCAGTATATCTTAGACAAAAGATTTGGCATAGTGTTATATAGGAATGCTTTAAAAAATAGTGATTTAATTATAGAGGCCCTAGAAAATGTATTAAGCAAAAACAACACCGGGCATAACAAGTGGAAAGAAGCCACTACTGGCGATGGCGACTATATAAAATCTTATAGAAATTGTTATGATTTTCACATTTCTGAATCAATATTAAATTCAATTACAGAAGACATACCTGAGCTAACTGATATATACATGAAGACTAAAGAAACGGTGCTAGAATGTCTCTATGATTACGAAACAAGATTTAATATAAGAATGGATTACATGGAAGAGATAAACTACATCAAATATGGAATTGGTCAACATTTTAAACAGCATGGAGATGACGGTTTCAGTTATTCCAGCACGGTTTCTACTGTAGTCTATCTTAATGACAATTACGAAGGTGGCGAGTTAGCCTTTAATAATTTAGGATTTAAAATTAAACCAAAAATAGGCGATATAATATTATTTCCATCTAATTTTATTTTCATGCATGAGGCACTACCCGTTAAATCTGGAGTAAAGTACTCAGCGGTTACTATGTTTGACTATAATTCAAGATTTCATTACCCATATACAGGGAGTGATAATGGCGGAAAAGAGATGAGAAATCCAAAATCTAATTTAAAAAATATTAAAAAATTAGACAACGACTATATAGTTCATGCAATATAGAAGGGATAATAATAATTATGACAAAAATAACTTTATCAAAAACTCTTCAAAATCCAGTAGAAATTAAGCAATCTAGAATAAAACGTGACTGGATGGACAATACATACAACAAGCATGCATATCAATGTACCCCAGTCACAACTGCGAATGTTAGTGGTTGGGAGATGGTGTTGCCCGAAGATGTTACTGTTATCTGGAATGGCGGCAATTCCCCAGCTCAAATTATTAGCGGTGGAGTCCATAATGGTTGGAATTTTGCTCATTCAAATATTAATGGAATGATTTCTTTTGCTACTGGATGGGTAATAAATACAGAATCTCCATATCACTTGTGGGCAACTGGATCTCCAAATTACTATGTTGACGGGGCATCTCCTATGACGGCAACAATTCCAAGCGATTGGTGGCCGGATGAACTGCAAACAAATTGGGTTATCACAAAAATAAATGAACCTGTTATCTTTAAAAAGGGAGAACCCTTTATATTCTTTACTATATTCGACCCATCCCTGATGCCAAGTGTCAACTTTGAAGTTGTTAATAGATCAGATTTTCCAGAACTAGTCGCAGAAAGAGAAAAATATAATTACCTTAAATCTAGAAATAATATAGAAAAACCATGGACCTGGATTAAAGGAATCAAAACTGGCCTTAATTCAGACGGAGATAGGATAGGGCCAAAGTACTCTGGCCTACCTAACCTTAATTCGCCAGAACAATAGATTTTATAGGTATTTTTTATAACATTTTTCTTTGAGTAGTTACTATATAAATTACAAGAATCCAAAACAAAAGGAATATAAATGGCATCTGATATTTTTAATCTGTTAACGACAGAAGAGAAGCTTCAAGAGCTTCAAGTGGCCAAAAGATACATAGCGAATAGAATGTTTGCCCTAACCGCTCAATTGGGCATTAACAGTTCTTTTGATATAGACACCTGGGTGGCCGGAACTTTTGATTCTAATAGCGCAGCTTCTCACATAGAGCGCGATTTACAGGAAATTGTAGAAGTGTATAAAGATTTATTATCTTTAATTGCAGAACTTGAATAATACTACCCGCAAAAAGGAAACCTATACATTATGGCAATTTTTGACAGTATCCCAGAAGAATTAAAGCAGCATTTAACAGATGAAGTTATACACCAAAAGAAACTTCATATATATAGAGTGGCAAGGATCTTGGGTCTCGATCCAGAAGACGCATATACGAATGGTGTTATTCTACCTGATGAATATTCTAGCTCTAATGAAGAAGGAACTTACAAGATGCTTGAAAATAATATCGCAATTTTAAAAAATTTATTAAACACGGTTGCATAATGACATTATTTATGAATTTTTCTGCGTTAGAAAATCTGAAATATAATAGCGCTACAAAAAGTTATGTAAAAAAAAGCGATAAACCTAATCAGGTACAAGGCCAGGGCAGAATACCAATAGATGAAGAATTTAATTTATATTTATTCCAAGTATATTCAGATCCTTGGTCATAGGAGCTAAAAATGAAATTTAACCCTACAGAATATACATCTTATCTAAAATCGAGATTAGATAAGATATGTCTAGAAATAGGACTAGCAGAACAAGATTATGCTAGCATAGAAATAGATGTATTTATAGAAAAAGTTAATGAAATATATCCATATCAAGATAGAATTATGTCTCAGGATTATATCGAACCAGAAACTCAAAGATTAAGAAAAGTATTAATTATGAAAATAATTAATAATTTATACAATTATAAGCTTTATGCAGCAAAAATAAACGAATCGGGTATCTAAATGTTAGAAGAACAAAACAGAATCACGGATTATGCACAGGGCAAATGGGTCGCCCCAACCTGGGTTGATATTATAAAAGGTGGTTATAATCTTTCTAAAACAAAGTTAGCAGGTTCTTTATCAATTGAAGAACAAGCATTAATCAATAGTAAAATTGTGGAAAATGAAATCTCCCTTGGTATGGATAGATCTATAAAATCAACCAATTATGGGTACGGAGAAATCCGAAGGCCTGAATTACTAGTTGCAAAAATGCCGATACTCACAAATGTGTTGTTGTATAGTGATGTAATAAGCGAAATGTTATTTAGAATGATAAAACCAAACAGGACGCTATTGATTGGTAGCGGAGGAGATGCTAAGAGTAATTTCTTATCTACTTTCTGTGGAGAAAATGTTTTTGTATCCAATGACTACTGGTTAAATAGACTAGAAGAGTTTTATGATGAAGAGGAAACAACTTTTAATGTTGTGAATTTGATAGATATAGCAAATGGAGAGGGCCCGAAAGATTTAGACCTGATCTTAACAACGGCAGAAATATTAGTCAGTTATTTTGATGATGATATTTTTCTTAAATTAATAGATTCTATGGCAAGTGGCGGAACAATAATTCTTGGTGCAAGTGGCGATTTGATGACTACATATGGGGCATCAAATTCAAATTCTTCAAAAAGCTTGAATATGCAGCTGATGTCACCGTATTATGTTATGCATGAAAATCTTAGAAAAATTGATAATATATGCTTTTATCATATTTCATCTCTTCAGGGGACTACCATAATAATCAAAGACTAAGTCTTTGTGTTGCAGATTTGGTAATCTATGGATGAGTTAGAGTTTGGTCTTACATGGACACAGTAGATATAAGAAGTTATTATAATTTATTTAATTTTACCAGACCTATAAGTAGTAAAAGTACACATCTTTTTTGCGTTGATGGTTTTCAGCGCCAAGGCAATAATAGCCTTAGAAAACTTTTATTGGAAACTTTTCCTACCATCTCTATAAATAGAGCCTTAACTCATGAAGTATCCAATATTGAAAGAAGCCTGTCAAAAGGTATCCCCTGCGTAGTTACTTTAAGAAGAAGCTTGGGGACAGCATCTTCATTGGTGTCTTATCAGAATAAAAAAGATAACATTGAACATATATATAAAGATGAAAAAACTTTGGACGCTTATATACGTTCTATGATTTTCAAAGAAACAATAGATCACATCCTAGACACCCATTTGGAATACTTTCGATATATTTTAAATGCGAAGGATAAATATAAGAATAATTTTTTTATTGCCACATTTGATGCTTTGCTTTATAGCTCCCACAATTTGATGGAAGACATTAGAAAAAAATTTAATATAGAAAATATTAGTAATTATAAATTTGAGAATAAATTAATTAATATACCGGGTCATAATTCTACGGCCAATGACACTATTGAGCAATACATTCTAAATAATTTTACTTTAGAATTAAATGAATTAGATAAGTTATACGATATGATATTAGGGATAATCTAATATCATAATATAAATATGGATACGTTTTTTCTAGAACCAAAGCTAAACAGCTATTCATACTGCACCACCAGCAATAACTCTCTCCACATTAGCGGAAGTATCGAGCTTATTGTAAACGTAGAAAATTTTTCTTCATTGGCTATAAAATCTCTTTTATATAAAATGGATAAAAGAATCTTGAATATAGATTCTGATAATGGCTTTTTAGATAGCATAGATAATGGTAATTCATATTACATTTATAGGATTAACCCCATAGACAGGAAGGTGAAGCAGGGAGCCTATGGTAGAGGGACTATATATTTACTTGATAAATTTCACAATGCGGTGAGGTGGAAGCCCCAGTATAACCACGATAAAGTTTTATCGCCGGAAGTGTTTACTGCCAATTTATTTTGCTTTTCAAAATATATAAAAAAAGAAAATTATGACCACTTAAAGAAAGCTCAACTTAAATTATTGTGATACAATTAGGCATATCGGATACAGTCAGGATGGCATCATAATGTTGAAGGAAAAGTTCAATTATAAAAAAGTATCTCCAAAGAAGTTGGGAGACGGAGTATTGCTTTTTGAACAAGTCTTGGACGTAGATTGGGACTACTTTGTCGAATGGGCTAGCGGCCATATATTGAGAGAAAAAGAAAACATGTACAAACCATCAATCGACCCTGACACTGGTGCGCCCTGTTATATAAATAGAAGTGGTTATTATTTTAACGAAAGAACCGTCAACGAAATGCCCTTTAGGAGCATAGAGATACATGAAGATAAATCTCTTGAATCAATTGTTTTGTTAGCTTTTATCGAAGATATAAAATATAAGTGTTTACTTCAATATATAATGGAATACCCTATGTTGTTTAAGTGTATATGGTGGAGATCCAAGGGGCATGTTGTATCCTATGGTCCTGGGTCATACTTGGGCCCACATTCCGATAATAGTTGTGACTACATCTTTGGTCTAGAAGAACCGAAAATGCAACTCGCTGCGAAGAATGTAGTTGGTTCTGTAGTGTATGTGAACGATGACTATATTGGTGGAGAGCATTATTTTAATTATTTAAATATAAAATATAAGCCTAAAAAAGGTGATATATTGATGTTCCCAAGCAATTATATAGCTACTCATCAAGTGTTGCCCGTAGAAAGCGGAGTTAGGTATAGCTACCTCGGTTGGTATGGCCATGGTAGCGCAAATGAAAAGCTTAGAGAAAAGATATATAATCCATTAGAGTCAACCGATATAGCTACCAGAATGGCAAATTTATATTTACCATTCTTGAGAGAAGATTTAGCTAATTTAGCGTCTAAAGATTATGCTAACAATCAAAACGCTGCTGAGGTATTGCGATTAGTCGGAGCCTTAACCCAGGGATGAAGTTTTAAATTTTGATTGTTACTATTTGATTTAATTGCTAATAGGGTTGTATTCATTCACGCAGTGAGCGCATACGAACCAGTAGCTTGATCTTATGTCCTATAAACCGGGTGGTGGTCTTAATGGTAGAAAACAAAAATGAGAGTATGCCCATTTTAGACAAAACTTTAAACATTGAAAAATATTCAACTTTAGATTGGTTGACTTTGCATCAGTGGATACCACAAGACGGGACCAAGCAAGCAAAGAGGGAAAAGCAATTTAAATCATGAAATACGGAGAAGCAATAGCCTACAATAGTCCTAATGTGTCTTATGATGGTATTTTAATAATTTATGCAGATAGTCTAATAAACCCAATTGTATTAAATAATATAACAATATTTTATGCTTCTAACGAAGATTATTCAAATTTAACAACAATTGGCGTTTTAAGCATAGACATAAACCCTCAAGGAATTGTTTCTGTAGAGGTTTTGGACAAAGACGTAAGCGCTATATCTTCAGCCCAAGTTATATCAGTTGGTGTAAGTGGGCAAATATCCATAATAGGATAAGTATAATTACTATATTAAATATTAATTTCTTTTGGAGCTCCCATGTTAACTGACACCGTATTGGTAAATGATCAAGTAAGAATAAAAGTAAAGTTTGTTGACGTAAACAATGTTACTGGGGCACAAATACTAGTCAGTCCTACCTCTGTTTTGGTCACTGTTTATAAATCAGATAATACTCAAATTGTTTCGACTACTGCGACTGCTCTTACTAGCTCAGAATACTATTACGATTTTACCCCCACGGTTGCTGACACGTATAAAATAGTTTTCGTAGGCAATATACCCGGTGGAACTTCAATAACAGTTAACCAGCAGCTTTATGTAAGTACGTCAACCGATACCTATAAGCCAATTATAACGCTAAAAGCAGATGAGATAATTATGTTTGCAGCAGACGTTGATCCGATTTATTTAAACCCAGAAGAAATGCAAGCCTATTTCCCGGAAGCATCTTTGCTTGAAATTGGGGAAATAATTCATTATCATTCAATGGAGGTCAGAGATATTTATGGATTTAATGATTCTAATCCAGCATCTGGAATAAACTATACTAGCTTAGAATATATAAAAGCGGCTACAGCTTGTGACCTCAGTAGGACATATAGTTATGGCGGCGACGATGACGTCTCTGTGCAATTGGGGGACCTAACCGTCACAGCAAGAAATCTCCCAAGGACAAACATAAGCAGGGGCAATGCTGTCACGTGGTGCCAGATTGCAGCAGCATTGAGAAAAGAAATGTTAGCTGGCATAACTGGAGCTAGAGGCTTCCAGCCAAAGGGACTACCTACAATGCCAGTTATAAATGCTGGGAATTATATAGATCCAGATACAGGAAGAAATACTTATTTGACAGACAGAGATCTTTACGGGACGAGTAGATCTAGGGAGCTATCTTACGACCCTATCCCCAAGAGGGGTTTGCATAATTATGATTAATCTTGAAAAATCATTTATGAACATTTTAAAAAAATGGGGCTATGATGTTTTTATACAAAGAAAAAAAGCCAATGGCAATTATGAAGATAATCTCCAGCAGGTGACCACAAGAAGCGTTTTTCCAAAAGGAAGATTTGAAGCTAAATCAGCTAGTGAAGAAGACGAAGGAATCATCGTTAATTCCGATGTTGTTTATTATTTTGAAGGTTCCATTAATCCAGGCGAGGGTGATAGAATCTACGAGATGATCCCCAATGTTTCGAGCAAATATACTATCTACGTGATAGATACTAGTGCACCAATTAGAGGCAAGGGTGGCAAAATAGTTTACTGGACAGTTGGAGCAACTAGGGAAAAACAGGTTTAAGGTGTTAATAGTAAAAAAAAATCAACAATTAAAATTTAGATTTACATTTGTTGGTGACGCTAGAGCAACTTCAACTACATCAACT